CACCAAACATCTTAGGTTGTTTATCTCCTAAACTAGCCTGTAATACGTTTTGCCCAGAACCATAGAAATATGGCATATTAGATGCACCTGGGCCATACTGAACTGGCAAGTCTTCAATAAAAACATCGTAATCATCTAGTAGATCTGGGAGAAGAAAGAACGCTCCATCTTTATACGGTGCAGGAACTTCATCCTTATTATTTGTTGTTTTTGCATTTAAATAGAACTGACTTCCAGTTGTGTTCCAGTTAGCTGGTACGTTATTTACCCAAACTAACCTGCATCTTGCAGATAATCTAGTCAAATTAGCTTTCAGCCCAGCTATTAAAGCCTCTTCTGCCTGCTCTCTAGTTATTTTCAACCCCGATTCCATATCCTGGCCATGGGTTGCCACAGATAAAATTTTTGTAAATTCTGAATTTTTACCAGTTTGTTCTGAAGTTTGTAATAAACTATCAACAGTAGCTTGTGGTAAAATACCACTTGGCAAGGCTCGTATTGCTTTTAAATCTTTGGCAAGTAGGTTTAAACTATTGCTAGCGGCTGATGATTCCTTATTATCAGCATCTTGTTCATTATTTTTATGTGGGTACCATTTACATCTACACTGTGCCGCAAGCTCTGTCGCAACATTCATAAAGGTTCTGTTATTAATACCTATATCACCACTCTTATCATTAGTAAAGAAGGTATAATCTTGTTGATCTGTTACAAAACTAGCAGCACTTCCGTTTTTAGCAACAGTTATAGCCTTATACTCAGAAGTTTTTAAAATGTCGTTTGGCTTATCACCAGAGTTTTTAGCTCCTAAATAGAGTAAGTCATCTAAAGTAAATAGTCTTATACCTAAAACACCCTCTAGTAAGGTACGAAGCTGTTGTTGAGGATAATCAGAACCTATAATTAGATTATCAGAACTATTTTCTAAAACTACATTTCCACTTTCTTGGAGTGTGAAAGTGAATGTAGTTCCAGCCGCACCTGGATCTTCCATAGCTATATTCGTAGCGAAAAATTTCAACTCTGGAGACATTGCTGAGACATTATTTACTTGAATTCCACCACTTCCAGCAGCGTAATTACTATCCGAGAAGGCCCAACCAAATTTAATGTGTATGATTGGTAACCCCTGCATAGACTTATCTTTATCAGCAGAGGTGGCCCAGGATTCACAATAATCTAAAATTTCCTGTGGGTTCTTAGTAAATAAAACTAAAGATCCTTGAACAGTTTTCTCCATACCACCCATCGGCATTTTTAAACTAAAGGATTGAAAGTTCAATCTAGAATCTTTTACTGTTGCAGTTCCCAAAATTCGCTTAGCTGGATAAATAGGATAGCCGTTAATTGAAATTTCAACTATTGGCGTTCTAACATTATAGGATGGAAGAAATTTTGAATTTATTTTTGTACCTAATCCAGCACCGCCTTTAATAGACTCTCCACCTTTGCCTTTAGTTTGTTCTCGTATAATAGCCATTGCGTCTTGATTCAAAAGCTTTTTAAGTAGCTCTGATACAGCGTTAATACTATTTTGTTTCTTGGTAGATGTACTATTATTAGTATTAGTAGAAAAAATAAGAGAATTGTTATTAGAATTCTCAGCATTATCTCCAGCTAATAGAGACTTAATAATTTCAACGCTCTGTGCATTGTTAATAGTTATATTAGACGGAGGTGTCTCTGCAGTAACACTGGGAGTATTTACCATATTAGAATAGCTTCTTAAAAGGGTTTAAGCTAGAGGTAGTCTGTGCATTAGAAAGGTTTGGATTATTCTTTTGCACCATTTTAACTAATTGACCGCTAATAGCATTAGAAATCATACCCTGATCACCTAATCTACGCTGGGCATTTGCACTATCGTATAAATTCATAGTTTCAGCAGATGTAGTATAAGATAGGTTAGTATCAATATTTTGTACTATCTTACTTGCATTATATGTATAAGTATTATTAACTTGTAAATTGTACAATCCTTGAATGTCTTCTCCTAAATCTCGTACCTGAACTACAGCGCGAGAACCTCCACCAACAGCTTCTAAAGCAGCTCTAAGAGCAGGATCGTCACTATTTAAAACATCACTACTATTACTAGAACCATTAGCAACTACCTGTTCTGCATATTTTACTTCATTATCTCTACCCACCTGAGTAAAGGAAAACGTTGCTTCGAACATGTAAGGAGCGTGAGAAGGTACTTTACCATTCATATTTCTAGTAACTTGGTTTGAAGACAGGAAATCAGCTTCTTCTTGTGTTTTAGCTAATTCAAAATCGGTATTACCTAATTTAACAACCCAAGGACCTTCGTATTTAATAGTAACGTTATTAACAATACACCGGAGTTGTTTCCATTCTCCAATAAATACAGTAACTGGTGAAGGCATATAGTTTACTAGTGATGGTGTAACCAGAGACATGATATAGTCAGACATTTTCAATAGTCTTCCGTGAGCTTCGAAAGACTCTACGAAGAACTTACCTGTTAAACTAAAGGTAGTTGAACTACTGTCGTTATAAGTATAAATTGGTTCTGGTCGACCTAAAAAGTTCTTAGGCACCCAATTAGCTGATTTTGTGAAACTGATATTTTCAGGCGTACTATCGAAGATAATATATAAAGGTACTCTAGTTACTGGTCTTGGGCCAGTTCGTGAGTCCCAAAACTTGGGTGTAGACAAATCGAAAGTAAACTCTGTTTTTATGATAATAGGTATGAAGGTCTTTTTTGCATTAGAATGCTTAACTTCATTAGAGATAGGTGGTAAGTTCTTTACCTTGTCGCCTAGGAAATAATCAAGTGACGCATTGATAATTGTAGCCACATCACCGTTTACAAGCTTTCTGCGCTGTAAAAATGTACCTACTTTACCATCAGATAGGGCCTGTATGTCTGTAACAGTGTTCTGATTCATAACCCTGAAAAGTGGGTTAGGAGCATCATAAAAGCCTGTTAGAGTAGAAGTATTCTGTGTGGGATTATTCCCACCCTTTACGGCCTGTGAAAATGTGCTTGTATCTGCCATAGTAGTCCTATCATACTTAATTAGTTTGCTTCAGGTATTTAATGGCTGTTTTGAGAAGTTGTAAGTCATCTTTGAAAAAGCCTAACCCAATATTACAACTGTTACATAGCAATCCACGCACATTTCCAGTACGGTGATCATGATCTATGCAAAGCCCTGTCTCACTTTTACATATCGAACATTGCTTAACTAGCATTAAATTACTATAGGTTTCTTTTGTTAGCTTATACTTTATTCTTTTCTTTTTATCGTTTATTTTCTGTCTATTGTTCTTTTCGTATAACTTATCTGTATCTCTGAGACAGTCTTTACAATATATAGTTAGTTTATCTGCCTTAGCATTGTGTTTACGATACTCCTGTAAAGGTTTATCTACTTTACACCTAAGACATATTTTAGAAGGTTCCATGTTTCTATACCTTTAGAATGAAGGTATAGGTTTGGCCAAACACAAAACCTTCTAAATATAATTCCACAAAAAGAAAAGCCCCACTTAGATAGGGCTTTTCTGAAGATAAGTTTATAGATTAAGCGCCTAGACTGATTCCCTGGCCCTGACCTAAGATGTTGAAGACTTCGATAATCTTTTCAGCAGTCTTAGTGGGTACGATAGAGATTTCCATTCTAAGCTCGTTATTCTCTAAGGTAGAAGCAGTATTGACAGTAGGACCAACATCTACGATGTAGCTACGAATAGCACCCTTACGGAGACGATTCTCAAGAGTAGATTCAGCAAGCTGCTTGAGGCGAAGAGCGGTGATAGAATCACCAGGCTCGAACTCAAAGGACTTAGAAGCTGTAGCAATAACCTTACGGAGATTGAGTAATAGTCTACGAACATTGACACGATCAAGGGCAGTTGTGGCACTCTGCATGGTCATCTGACCACGGATGTAGATTCCATAACCAGCTTCAAAGTGAATTGGATTGATGTGAGCTAAGGTTAATAGATCACGATCACCCTGGTTTAGGATACGTTCAGTAGCTAGGGCTTCTGTTAGGTTACCACGATTACGGCCAGCTGGAGCAGAGAAGACTTCACCAACAAGATCGCTATAAGCATACTGACCAGCTACTAGACCGCTGGGAGGAACAAAGATGTCTTTAGAGTTAGTAGTATCTGTAATCTTAACCCAAGGATAATAGATAGCAGCATAATTACTATTAATATTAAGGACGTTATTCTTATAATTGATTACGTTCTGTACAGAAAGGCCAAAGGGAGTATCTAGGATGGCCATACAGTCGCTTCTCTTCTCACAGAGGGCTACCATACCCTTGGCTACGGTAGGATCGGCAGACCAACCTGGAGCAACTAATAGGTTGATGTCAATCTGTTCAGGATCAGCGAAAGAGTAAACACCAGTTTTAGCACTGGATTCACCTAAGATGTCACTTTTGCTAATAACACTACCTAAAGAACCACCAAGAAGGAAGTTAGAGTAAACAGGAAGAATTAACGTTCCAGATACTACCGTGCTCTGGTAACCAGAAACGGCTCCTAACCCACTCAAATCGCCAACAAGGCCGAAAGAGCTGGTAAGATAATCAGGATAAGTTCCATAGGTTGATAAGCCAGTATGGTAATCAATAGTATCGTCAGTAGCATAGTCTAGTTTTAAGTTAATATAAGAAGAATTAGCATTAATAGTAGATTGTAGAACTTCTGGAGTACCTTCAAAAGATTCCAGTAAAAGGAAATCACTTTGAAGAGTACTAGTACTAGGAACAGTATTGCTAGAAACTCTAGAGAATAGACTTACATTGTAAAGTAAGTTACCAAACTTATCTACCTTAGTGATATTATTAATACCAACAGTAACAGCAATATTAGATAGATCGGCTTCACCGATAGAAGTGAATTTAAAGAGCGTAGGAACCTTAGAGGATCCAGCAGTTGAAACTACCCAAGTAGGTCTATAAAGATCAGTAGAGAAAGAACCAGAAATCTGAATGGGTGTAGAAGTTACAACCGTTCCAATAGCCTCCGGATCTAAATTACCATAAGCACCAACTACAATAGCAGAAAGTGCAACAGTTACTCCATCGGCCTGGACTACGGCAGACTTAACACCAGCAGATACACCAGTAATAGGATCAACAGAGCCAATACCGGTAATTCCATTTGAAACGGCTTTCATTACGGCAGAGGCAGTTAAGAGAGCCCCAGAACCTACAGATCCAGATCTAAAGGCAGTAATTATAGCGGATATAATTGCTGTCACTAGGGCAGCATTTTTAGCATCTTCTCCGGCAATAACAGTAGTGGTGTAATATAAAGGAACCTTAATAGTTACATTAATACCACTTAACAATACTAAACCATCTAAAGCTGTAACAGCCCCAGAACCACCGGCATTTAAGGTAGTGACTAAAGTATCTTTAGCACCTGATGTAGTAAGACTTACAGGCTCGTTAAAGATTAAATCAATAGTACCCCCAGTAGAAGTACTGCCGATAGTAGCTAGAACTGCATTACTAGAAGGTACTACTCCTGTTTTAAAGAGCAAAGAACCAGTAGCGGTAGTTAACAAAGGTGAGTTAAATACATTAAACTTCTTAGGATCAACGGTGATGTCCATAGTAGACGTGTCTACACGAGCCATATCAGTAATGGTAGCGAAACTATCTTTACCTACACCAGAAGTGATCTTAAATTCCCTACCCTTAACATACTGCTCAACTAGAGAAGTATTTAAGCCATAGCTATAAAGATCGGAACCAAGCTTAGTTTTGATGGTAGCAACACCAGTAGTATCTGTGAAATCAAATCCAGGAAGCTTAAAACTAGCATCTTGAAGAGCTACTAATTCATTATCACTAGAAATAAAGGTTACACCAACACCAACTTCTGCTGTTACAGTAGAACCAGAAACTAGGGTAAGAAGAGCAGGATTGATGGCATCCACAGCTTCAACTACGAAAGTGGCATTATTACCAGCAGTAGTGAAAGATGTAAAAGTAAGTCTGGAGCCAGCAACTATACCAGCAGATTTCCAATTTCCACCAACCCAATTTACAATAGGTAAAGCTGGGCCAGCGGGAGTTGTAATAGTTAGATTAGCTGTTGTAGGAGCATTTGTTACAGTAAATACAGCAGAGTTAGCTGTTTGAGAAGTTAGTGCCCAATTACCAGCATAGGGAGTGTATGAAGCTGGGACTGGAACGGTGAGCTTAGCTTTAGCAGAATCAGAAGCAGCAACCCTAGTAACATAGAGGATAGAACCCTGCTTTAGATAAGCAAGGGCAGCATAGCCCATATAGTGATTAGGATTTAGTTTTCCGAAAGTAGCTGTAAACTCAGCAGCGGAGGTAATTAATGTTGGTGTATTTGTGGGTCCTTTGTCTGCAGTTCCTACCATAGCAACAATAGTTGAAGATAGATCAGACACATACTGAGATAAATCTTTCTCAAGTACATACACACCAGGTGAAATAAACTGTGTCATTTTTGGTAATCCTTAAAAAATTTTTAGCTCAGGGTTAGCTTGGCTTGATCTATGCGTAGGTTAACTTCAATGTTTCGTACACTAGTTCCCTCTTTCCAGTCCATATTGCCACGAACCATGTCGAGTGGGAAAGCGCCTACGAACAACCAAGACTCAACGATGGAGTGGTCAGGTCCGTAAACTAGCAGTGTAACGTCTCTCTTATAATCGGCTGGATAGCCCATTAGAGAGGTTCCCTGTTCATATATTTTTCCGTACCATGCTAGAAGAGCCTTAGCGGCCTTATTATCTACGAAATCGTAGAAAACAAGCTTAACGGCATCATATTCTACTTTAGAACTAGCAACATAGTACTTTTCATGCATTCTGTCGATTGGGACTTCAGTCACCTTGATACTTGGAATACTTACCTGGTGGCAAGTTAGACGTAAGTCATCTTCCAGTAGAAGTTCAAATCGGTTCATTCTCTTTGGTTCAGCTAGATTGTTTACCCAACCCATGAGGCGCTCTGACATATAAATAGTTCCTTTACAACGAGTTATGTGTTTTATTGATTTACTGTATTAAAAATCTCTACTATTTAATTACAGCTTTACTGTAAGTTTCCCAGTCAGTCATAATACATTTATGTCCAGAGACTGCGTGATAGTCTCTATGTTCTTGTTCTGTTAAAACAATCGCGTTGTCTAATGAGAATAAGTCTTTACAAGTCATAAACGTACCAATAGTTAATTGGTGCTTTTCTATTAACGCTGACACAGATGTTTTATGATGTACGCATAACTTTTCGTCTGTATCTCCAGACAACTCTGATTTTCCTCCAGACCTAATCAATGCCTTTTTAACGAAATTTCTATACCTAGGGCAAGCCCTGATAGCTCTTTGCAGCTTAATAGTCTCGTATGGTATTCCAGTACCGCCATTATTTAAACTATTAAGTTTTAAACTAGAACACCCGCAAGATTTAGTTTCTTCTCGTTTAAGTCTATTGTAATAAACTGATATAGTAGTTCCGCAATCGCATAGACACTCATATTTATAACCCTCAGTTGAACGCTCTTCTATCCGTTTTACAACAGTAAGATATCCAAATTTAGTACCTTTTGGTATCTCTTTAATGTTTTGTTGACTTATCAAACTATTTTTCAAACATCCGCAAGAAACTTTCTTAATTGAATAAAAATCCTGCTTTCGAACTTCGCAAGTGTTGCCACAAATACAAAGACATTTTACAAATAAAATATTTCTCGTTCCATTATGTTTATGGAACGTTTCAAGCACAGTCATATATTGAGTTTTATTTCGCACAAGGCACCCCATTAATATATCGTTCAAAAGACCTTAAAAAGAAGCCCTCGTATTAGGAGGGCTTCACGAAAAACTGATTAATCAGTCAAATTAAGCGTACAGATTCTGTACCTGAAGGTTAGCAAGACCGTACTTACCATCTAAGAGGACCTTGTGGTCATATCTCTGTTGGAGGCCAACGATGGTAGAGAACATGTCACCAGAAAGCACGTCAGCCTGTGGTGGAGTTAAATACGTAACATAGGGGAAATAGGCGTAAGGAGCCTTAGCTAGATCCTTAGAAGTGTAACCCATTAGCATCTTGTCGGACTGTGGGTGATAAGCATTCTTAGCAATAGTGTAAGAATCAATAGTTCCAACCTTCTCAGCAGAAACATTGAATTCACCCTGATGGAGATGGTTTAGATCTGTCATCTTGAAGTTGTTAGTGTTCTGGAGAATATTGAAAACGTGAGGGTGGCAAATAGCGAAGAAATCATCACCACGGAGGTAATCAACAGACATATCGTTAGAAACGAAATTCATCTTGTGGACGAGTGTCTGGTTGTATTCGGCCTGTGTACCACGGAACTGATTAGAAGGATAAACAGAATCCCAAGTAGCAGTCTTACCGGCAGCATTCATCATGGCGAGGGTAAGTTCCTGGTCGATTTCAAGAGCCATTGTTTCAGTCATGGCAGTTACTAGTTCCTTTAGGGCGTCAAGCTTGCCATCTGTGTAAGCTTCAAGATCCTGGATAGCTTCAGCAGAGATCTGGGCAAAGTTCTTACGAGCCTTGGCAGAAACCTGGATGGTATCCATTGCGAAACTGACTTCAGAAAGACCAGTCTTATTACGCTCTAGAGAGAATGAATAATCATATTCAAACTGGGTAGAAGCTTCAGTAGCACCTGAGGTAGGAGCAGTGAAGGTAGAAGTATCAACAGCAGGAGCTGTTCCGTTTAATAGACCATAATTGGTAATAGCGGCAGCAGTTGGAGAACCAATAGCAGTACCAGAAGAGGCGTGAGCAGAAATTAATAGTCCAGCGCCGTTATCATAAGCAAGCAATGTACGGGTGCGAGGATTTGTCTTAGATACAAGATATACCTTAAAAGATCCGGGAAGTAAAGGACCAAAAGCTAGGTTACCAGCAGCAGGAGCAGCACCATCAGTTTGAGTTGGTACTTCACCAGAGACATCCTGGCTAGAGAAGTTAGGATCAAGTCCAGCCTTGTTACCCTGCCATGTAGCAGTGTTGCCTGTGGCACCATTCTGATAACGTTGGTTGTACTGAGGATCTGCCCACTCTGCACCAGCAGCAACACCATTCTTGGCGGTCTTGCGGTTGAGACGGAAGGTCTGGATGATCTGTGTAGGTACATCAAGCTGACGTGTGGCTACGAACTTAGTAGCAACTACCTGAGGTAGTACACGACGAATGATGGTAGGAAGCATGGCCTTGTTGTAACCACCGGGAGTGGTTGCAGCAGTTGTGGTGGCTTCAGATAGTGATAGAGCATACTTCATGGACTGCACGGTGTGCATGAATACTGTATTACGAGTATCGGGGTCCTTGATGCCCTGGAGGTGTTCCATGATACCGGCCCAGTAAGGACTACGGCCACGGGATTTGGCTACTTCTTCATCTCGCTTGAGAATTGATCTAACCTTATCTTCTAATAGAGGTTCTTGATTTAACATTTAGGTCTTTCTCCCTTAAATTCTTTCTTGGTTTTGTTACTGCATTTGTTTCTTGCGTTATTACTTAATTCTATCATTTGAACGAGTTACATGAATTTTTTTTATTGGTCGTGTGTAAATTTAATAACTTATTGTCCCCCAAATAATTCCGTTTACTAAATAACTTGTCGGTTGCGGATTGAGCATTTTATACGATACACAAAGTGAGAGATGAATTTAATTATGAAATCTGGAATATACATTTTAATTAACGAAGAAACCCATAAAGCTTATATTGGGCAAAGCGTTAGAATGCAAACAAGATTTGCCACACATAGACTAGAATTGTCAAAAAATAGACACTACAATAAGTATCTTCAACACGCCTATAATGCACTTAAAGACAAAGCTAACTTAAAATATGAAATACTTGAATTTATACCTAATGATAAAACTTTACTTAACGCGGCAGAGGAGTTTTGGATATCATATTTTATTAGTTGGGGATTTTCTATTGCCGGTACTTTGTATAATATGCGAGATGGTGGGAACTCTTGGTCACAAACTAAAGAACGAAAAGAACACATGTCTAAGATAATGATAGGAGTTAATAGCGGATCTAAGCATGGTAGAGCTATGTTAAAGGAAGAAGATATTAACTTAGTAAGGTATTGTATAAAGTGTGGTGTAGAGTATGGAGATATAGCTAGATATTTTGGCATATCTGAAAGTTTACCACCGGCTATTGCTAATGGTAAAGCTTGGACCCATATACCATACGTAGAGACACAAGAGTGTTATGACTTAGAGCGGTATCTATACTATGAGAAAAAGAAAGAGCATATTGAACGATATAGAAAAGTATATGAAAAACAAATGCTAAGCACTATAAAGTTCAAGGAAAGCATTAGAAACAACGCTCATAGACCCTTAGTAGCAAACATTAAAAAGTATGCTAAAGAGTTTGAAGAATATTTCAACGAAATACTAGAAATGAGAAACAAGCGGTTTAGAGTTTTAGATTATGCGGAATACCATTACAGGTTACTAACAATTGCCGATGTACAAACACTTGTTGATATAAGGCCGTCAGAATTTTATCAATCTAATAAAGATTGTTACTTTGCTTTAACGGAAGCTTCTAAAGTCTACTCAAAGAAACAAGACATCAATCAAGCAAAAGCTGCGGCAGTTCTCTTAAACAAAATTAAGAAAAAAGAAATACAGTATGTTCAAGTAGGTAAAAGATATTTTATCCTTAAAGAACTAATAGCCTAACATGTTACTGTTAGGCTATTATTTTGTGTAAAATTAGAAATTAGAAAATATCTAGTGGTTCAATGGAACCTGCGGCAGCAGAGGCAGTTGCCTTCTTAGCCTGTTCACGCTTCTTAGTATCCTCCGCTAGAGCAATTAAAGAAGACTTGACATCCTTAACTACTGGCTTAGCTTCAGTTACAACGGGAGTAGTACCCTCTGTTACGGGAGTTGGTGCAGGAGCGGCCTTAGCAGCATCCCTGATGGTAGCTTTAATAGCTTCGATGGCGTCTTTAGCTTCTACTAATGTTTTTGGCTTGACTTCCTTGAGAGCCTGGACAATAACTGTCTTCTTCTCTAGAGGATAACCAGCGCACTCTTTAACTACGAGTACTTCTAGTTCGTCAGAAAGAACCTTTTCGCTGAGCTTAGCATTTCTGATCTTCTCGGCATTGAGCTGCTTCTTATACTTCTCAATGGTTTCCTGATTAGCTTCAGTTAGTTCATTGATGTTGAAGTAAGGAGACATAAGTCTGACGGCATCAGAGAAAGCTTCCTGCATCTTTTCGTACTTGCTGGTAAGGGTAGCATCTTCTGTTACAGCCTTAACTACCTTACTAACAGATTCGTTAATAAAGTTAAATACGTCAGCGGAAACCTTCTTAGAAATCTCATTAAACTTGCTCTCGTAAAGACCCTTGAGCTTAGCTTCATAAAGATTAGCCTTACTTAGGAGCATCTGCTTCTTAATAAAGAGTTCTTTTTCGCCAGCCTTTTTGGCCTCTTCTAGTTCTTCCATCTTCGTGTCAAGAGCATCCTGACGTTCCTTCAACTGCTCTTGAATAGCAGATTCCAGAACTTCCTTAATTTCAGGAGTCTCTAATAGTTCATTAATTTCTTTGATTTGCATGTTTATCACCTACAGTTAATTGTATTACTTATTTCTTAATAGAATTGCGCGAATGCTTTCCTTAAACTGCTCTGCTTCCCGGTTAAACTGGATTGCGTCTTGTAGGGAACGGGTGTAGTTTCTAGACTCGTTCACTGCTTTTACATAAGCCTGTTGGGTAGAAGGATCGTGAACGCAGTCAAAGGTAATTAGCTTGTATTCATTTACTACATCACCAGTACTATATCCTTTAGATAGAGCACCTAACCCACGGCTAGAGATTCCAACTGTGCAGTTATTTCTAATCAATGCACCAAGTAAACGTCCAGCAGGAGTTCCAGCTGGGCCTGGGTCATCAAATACGATTGCCTCTCCTAGTAAATCCTTACCAGAGAAGTTTAGTGTACTTACTACATGGCTAACGTTCTTTAAAGAAACGGTAGGATTGCCATCTGCAGGGTGATCTAACTCACCAAACATATTTTTGCTATCTAGACTTTCCTTAGCTTCGCTTAAAGCTCTTACTAGAACATCATAAGGGTATACTCTACCATTGTGATTCTTAGCATCAGCTCTCTGGAAGACACCACGAATTTTTAAGCTCTTCCAGGTTGAACCTGGAGAAACTGCTTCCTCAAGGACTTCAAACCCATGCGTATTTGAGGTAAGATCTTGTATACCAAACATTTATTAATCCTTTATGCCATTGCGGGAGGAGGAGCAGGAGCGGCCATTGGAGGAGCGCCAGCACCAGCCTGTAATGCAGCATCAGGTGCTACTTCAGGTTCGATACTATCTGTAGGAACAGACTCATCTTCCTGTGGTAATTGTTCATCTAGAGATTCATCATCTAGCTCTTCTAGCTCTTCGGCTGGAGTATGGTAAGAAGAATCTAAGAAGTAAGAAATCATTGGGTTCCAACGAGCCTCAATCTCAGACAATCTGTCATCACCAAGTTCTTCACCACTATCTAAAGCCTCTAAATCAGCATCAACCTGATCAGCTAATTCCGGATCAATTTCAGAATTTTCGGTATCTACAGCCTTGTCGTGAATGAATTCCTGCATAGCTAATAGAATAGATTTAAGGGTTGTCTTATGTAACTGCTTAATATCCTCTTCGGAGAACATAGCAGGATTAAAGGGTTCATATTCACCCTTATCTTCATCACCAAAAGATTCTTTTTCTGTGGGAACAGAAGGAATTTCTGTATCTTCGTCTTCGACATCGGAAGCATCTTCATCGCCAAACTTGCCAGACTCAAGATCAAATTTCTTGTCTCTAAGTTCACCAACGGGAGAATCAGAATCTAAACTCTCTGCAATACTATATAAATTACTTGTAATAGCTTCAGCTAAAACAGAATTACCAAGCAAAGCATCAACTACAATATCCTGAACCTTTGTCTTCCCTAGTGCTAAGACTAAGCCAAGTTTTGATTCTACAATAGCTAATAGTTTTGTTACTGTTTCGTCTTCTGAGGACTCAGTAACTACAGCAGCTCCGAAAAGCTCTGCTTTGAATGTTGGGATAAGGGTTTTAGCTTCTTTTCTAATAGAAGCACCCCTACTCTGTGTTTTCAAAGATTCAATAAATACATCAGGATAGCGATTTTTAATAACAGCTACTTGATAAAAAGCCTGACAAAATTCATTCAGGCTTTCTTGTGCATCTACAAGATTTTCAGAGATAACATGAGCTACGACCTGATTTAGAGTTTCCTTCATGGAATCTTTTAGGTCGATTTTAGATAACTCAATCACTTCATTATCAATGACGTGTTGTGAAGTCATCCTAGATTCTGTCAACGGGTGTTTAAACTTAGCTAAAACTAGCTTAGACCCTTTTGAAAATAGTACAGAATCATTAGTGTATTCTAAAATCGTGCAATCCTCTGTAAGCAAATTAGATAGTTTACTACCCAATGCTAGATTACCGCCGCGAAGTATGTCAACAAAAGTTTTTAGTTTCATTTTTTAGCCCTAGGTTATTAAAATTTATACAAGCTGTTCAATAATTTAATTAACGTTTCTTAATCAATAAGTCGTTCTGAATTCTGGGTAATAGCATCTACATACAGAGGATCTAAAATTTCATCTGGTTGTTTTACTGCTTCAGTAAGAATTTCAGCATATTCAGCTTCTTCCTTTTCAACAGCAGACTGATTCGCCATTAAATCTCTATATTCATTGATAACTCGTATTGGTGATCTAACAGCCATTACTGTATTTATATAAGCACCCTCATATAAAGGAGTTTCATTATAATATTTAGCTTGTGTTAATGGAATTGGTGAAGGAGGAGTACCAGCATTGTTAGCACCGCCAGCATCTACGGGAGGTGGAGGAATATTACCAGGATTGAGGGTATTGTCTGGGCCTCCCTGTTCTGGAGATGGAGGAGGCATCATGCCACCACCAAGATCTAAACCACCCATTCCACCAGCGCCAAGTCCACCCATTCCACCAGCCATTGCTTGCTGAGCAGCCATTGCTGGGTCAACTTTGAGCATTTCTGCGATATCGGCATCATCCTTCTTAAGGATGTTCTTAAGTACCCAATTCTTATTGATACCTTGAGATAAGTAAGAACCAGCTAAAGCCATTGCAGCTTCGTCAAGCTCAATACGAGACTTCTCTTCAATGTAAGAAGGTCTTGTCATTACAAGATTAAAGGCTTTAAGTTCAGCTTCGTCTGTAATACCCTTAATAGCTAAGTGAATAATGCAAAGGGTCTTAACAACCTCTAAGTAGTCTTCATGGATATTTTGAATGGCCTTACCGAAAGTAACGTTCTGTTGAGATAAGGTACCTTTAGAATTTACATCACCTTCGAAACCTAAGAAAGCCTTTGGTACCTTTAGAGCAGAAAATAGTCTGTTGTTAAGGTAATTAAGATCTTCAATATCTCCCAAGTTCTGGGCAGGCTGTAACATGTCTACTTTAGAACCCTGTGCGGTTTTGGAGACAGGAATAAAGATGTTAGCGTTCATATCTAATAACTGGTAGCGTTCATTAAGACGGCCACTTGGGTCATAATACTCACGCTTGTTAATAGAGTTGATCTGGCGCTTAACAAGGTTCTCAATATCGGCACCCTGGTTGTTTCCCACATCAACATAGAAGACGAGACGGGCGGGCCCACGATTTAACCTATATATAATGATACTGTCTAAAAGTAGATCAAGCTTCTTCCAAACATCTACAGCAGACTCTAATACGCTGGTACCGTATGGTTCAAAGATTCCGCGACCACGAAGCTTGAAATGCATCATCTCATACTTCAAGAAGGGAATAAGGTTATCCTTATCAGTCTCAGTAGAGGTCTTCATCTTGCGTGTCATGTAAGGTAGGCTTAAAGTAGTCAAGTCGATGAAAGGACTCTGAGTAGAATACTGAGAGCTAGCATCCATAGCATTTTGACGGACAACTTCCATATCCTGGACATAGCCCTGAAGCTCTCCATCTACATCAAGACGGTAAACTCCGCGAGGATCCAGCTGCAGAAGGCCAACTACGCCAGCTTTTGCGTCAATCTTTACTGATTCAAAGCGGTCACCATACTTGCACATGTCTCTTAGAATAGACCAAGTCTTATAGTTGTTAAGACCGGTATTCTCTAACATATCCATTAGTTCGTCTTGAATGTACTTAGATGAACTAGATACATTAATAACTGTAGGGTTATTACCCTTTTGAGTTGCTTCATTAGCATATACGTCAAGAGCTGAGGCTACAAGATCGGTATCCATGCGGTCATAAATAGAGTAACGAGCGTGTCGTAGGTTTTCTCTATCTAGATACCTATGGAATACTGGACCATCTGTCCTATCAACATATACACCAATGCCCATTCCCTTTTTGGAAATGACCGTAGGCTCAATAGCCGGGGTTGTAGCATTCGTGTTATTAGTCGCTTGGAGAGCTTGTTCCACGCCAAGTCGCGTAGAAAATTCATTGGGTTTGCTCTTGCTGAATAGCTTTGCAACAGCTGTAAAAATATTTTGTCTGGTATCATCTGCCATCTTAATCTCTTATTTTCTCTCTGGTTACAAAAAATCCACGGTGTTCTGTATTTCTTGTCATAGCGTGTTGTAAGGCTTTATAACTTAAGTCATGTTCTACAGCAAACCGGGATAAATTACTTACAGTCACTTCAGTTTTATCTGGAAAGGTTACAATATATGTATTAACTGGATTAGAGTTAAAATATTTTTGAGTAGCCTCAATAAACTTTTTAGTTCTTACCTCTTTAATATCGTCTGAATAGTTCTTATAAACAACCGATAGTTTCAAACTCGTAGATTGTTTTTCTTCTTCAGATCTATTTTTACGAGCTTCTGCCCTCTTAATTTTATTTTCTGGACTATGTAAAACAGCAATATGGCGAAGTTTGCGGTCTTCTGGTAACTTTTTACCTAGGTGAGATAGTCGTAATTTTTCTTTTGTAGCTTCGCTGTGAGTTTTTCCAAGATTACCAGAGCGTATTTTTTCTTTTGTTTCTTCAGAATGATTTTTACCTAACATACCTAGGCTTGGGCGAAGGCTTTGGACTGACTTCATTTTCTTCTTTGACTCATCTGAATGCTTTCTGCCAAGCACTTTAATCCTAATTTTATCTTTAGCTTGTTGAGAGTGTTTATATCCTAGGTTATTCCCTGCCATAAGGCATATATTATAATCTGGTTTATACATATTTATGGCTCTCTGCTCATAAAATAATAAATCTTTTATATTACAATACAGTAACACTATGAAAATAAAATTGGATATATCATATTTATGTACTGAAGCTTGCAAAATAGCATTTTCGTGTTTATTTTTCGATAGCTTTCTAAAATGTTCTTTATAACGTTTATTTAAATTACATGAAGACCCTATATAAATCTTACTATTAATACTATTTTTTATTAGATATACGCCAGATTTGTAATTGCTCATCACACTACCAAAAAGTTTTATTTGTATTTCTATTGCCAGTTAAGAAATTTCTGTGCGCTGCATATATATCATTTAATTCGGGTGAAAATAAATCATCAATGCAGTACTGTTCACCAAATGGCAATGTTGCAGTCTTTTGGTTTGTAAATTCTAAATCAGAGAGTATTTGGGTGTTTTTCATGCCGAGGAAATCTGCTGCAGCTTGTGCGCGTTCCCATTCCTCCACAGGGTGAACGAAAGACATCTCTTCTAGGCCAGATCCTTCATAAACTCCAGATTTGATATCATGAAAAAGCTTGAGTCTAGATGAAAGAGATGCCTTGGAGATTCCCATTAAAGTAGAGAAATGTGTCAAGTACTCATCAGAATAGTCACCACTGGCCGTCATAGCCTCAGCAGACATCATGAGAGAAGCTTCACCACTCACTTCAGGCCTGTGCACATATTCTTTTGGAGTAAGCGTGACTACAGCTAGAGCAAGAGCTAAGATAGCATCGTCATTTCCCTTATTTGCTTCAAACTTCTTGGTTCCATCCTGGTAAGCATGGTTAGCAGAGAAGTTCTCCATCTGGATCTTGAGGCGAGCACTCTTGAGCTTGGAAATACCAGATAAATTGTTATAGAATAGGATGAGTTTTTCTAAAAGCAGTACGCGACTCGTACGGTTTGTATTGAAACCTGGAGTAGATTTATTGTCTGCATACCATAAGTTCTTATAACTCTTCTGTTCCAGCAAGTACATAACTAGTTGAGAATACGAGTTTTCTTCAATAACCAGTTCTGCAGTATTATAATGCTTAGCTGTCTTCATTAAGATTTCAACAAATAGCTCTGTTGGTAACTTACCAATATATTCAGCCATCTGTTCTTGTGTCTCTTCATCTACTACCTGGAAGGAGCTATAGTCCTTTGCTGAAGGTTTATTAGAAGAGCAGTCAACACCTATCTTATATTTATGACCGAGTTCGGCCAACTTCCATATGTATAAGGTATCTTCATATGTGATTCCACCAAGCTGTTTGTTTAGAACGTTTTCGTTTACTTTAAAAGCCTTTAAAACATCCTGACTGAACAAGGAAGACAAGTTAACATTGAAGTTACACTCATATTCCTGGCTAAACTTGTCTACATTTCCGTTATCAATGCGAATCTGGTTCTCGCGGAAGTGTGGATCTCTTGTGAATACTGGAGATACTGTCCAAGGTAGATTATAAGCTGTCCAAGTATTCATCTTGGCCGCAGCATAGTTATATGTTTTATAGAACCAATTGGTATCTGAATTACCATTAGGAGAAGAGATTGCGATTAACTTACCATCAGCAGCAGCTACAGTAGGTAGAATTGCCTTTACTACCTCATCACAATCCGCAATGAACGCGGCTTCGTCAAGCACGAAGAGTGTGGCGGAGAATGCACGGGCAGCGTTTGGGTTAGAAGTCATAGCCTTGATGCTAGACTTGGTATCAAACTCTACCACAGATTTACTATAAAGTGTACAAGCTGGTTTTAACCACTCCGGTAGAAATTCATATGCAGTCTTGAGTTTTGAAATGAACTCTTCCGCAGACTCGCGCTTGTGGGCTACAACTAGGGTTTTCTTACCTTGTGAGAATACAGAATACCACAAGCAATAGAACATTACGATTGTGGATACACCCAACTGACGGGATTTTACAGCGATAGAATACTTATCTTCGCGGACACCTTTGAGAATATCTTCCTGATATTTCGCTGACTGGAAAGGTATAATACCCGTAGCACCATGCCCGATAATAAAACCATAGTTATTAGCAAAATATATGGGATCATCAAAACACTTTTTACGCTCTTCAGTAACATATTCAATAAGCCCTGTACGGATTTCATCTGAGGATTTCCCTTCCTTCTGCCACTGGGCTACAAGTCTTTCTGGCTCATAGTATTTATGAGTCAGGTCATTCGGTTTATTTACAAGCTTCTTAGCCTGTAATGATTTAATCTTTGCCATTATTTAAAGTCTCTTAATAAAGTTTCTGCGGCAGACTCTGGGGAAGGCATTGTTGTATTCATATTTTCAATTTGAACAGTAATTAGATCCTGTTCACCATCTTCATTTATCAGCCTGGGTTGTACTGTTTGTCCAGACATATTAAGTTTTGCACCAACACCAGCACCTAATGCGGCTGAGTTGAGTAAATCCGAAATACTGAGTTCTCCTGGGCCCTTACGCTGTCCAGAAGTTTCTGCTGACTTGTATGAAGTCAGGTTCTTTAGGACATCGTTCTTTTGTTTTAGGGCTTGGAGCTGCAGCTCACCGAGCTTCGCCAAGGAAATTGGGAAACTTGCGTCAGTGCTCTGAATGGTTCTATCTCTTTGTATTTCGATTAATCCGGCATATAAATCTACAGCATCTTCCAAAGCGGTTAAAAGTTTTTCTGATTCTTGCATAACAATATCATCTATTTTTGTTATTATTGGATTATGGGTATCTCTCTTATTTACTTGCATAATAGGATCTCACTGAGTTTCTTATCTATATACTTAGTTAAGTTATTGTCTGCCGTATATGGTATAACTATTAATGTAATATTGTTTTGCTCGCACCACAATACTTTATTAGCATCTCTAACTTGTTGAAGAGCGAATGCTTGTTCTGTTTTATGCCATTTTGGATGTCTCAAGTAATGCTGTTTTCCGTTATATTCAAAAGCTATTTTATTTTCTTCATTATAACCATCTAATTCATAAAACTTATGTTTATCATAGTAAAATCGGCGTTTTGGAAAAGACAACTGTAATTTTGATTCTAAAATAGATCTAACCTTTTCTTCTGTTTTGAAGATGTTACATTTTGGGCACCAACTATTTTTACAGTTGACATCATCCCATTTAGCAAACCACGTATGTTTTTTCGAGCACACCCATTCAACCTTACTACGATTATTTATATAAACTTTACTTTTTAACTTACCGCCTTTATTTATAGCATGTTGTCGTAATACGGAAATATCTGTAGTAAAATAACCAGCGCACTGTGGGCACCAACTACCCTGTTGAATATGACCCAGGTTGATTCCCAAGTATGTCCTTTCACGCACTGCCAGAGTAATTTAGTTCTACTATTTTTAAAAATAAGACTAAGTAAAATACCACCAAGGTTTTTAGCGTGTTCCTGTGGGATAGATATGTTTAACAATCTCATATACTACTTAGTTCTGTATAAATACAATGGATCCCAGAATTAACCAGGATCCATTAGTTATGCATGCAGTTATGAACCCGAAAGCTCAAAGTATGAATATAACCACAGTCACCACAGGACTTGGTCAACATTTAATTATCCTGTTCAAAGTCATTCTGTGTTAACATTAACTTTGAAGAGAATATATTTAATGGTCCAAATGCTGTTCTCATCTTAACCATAGCGGCTAAAACTTCTTTAGATTTTACTTCACATTCAGTCTGTAAAGTATAAATAAGGTTGTTTGCTATCTTATGAAGGTCTTCACCGGCCTCTAATATAGTAGATAACTTATCTAATATCTTTTTGTCTATAGGAGTTAAATCCTCAGACTCTTTATATGTGGATAGGAAAATTAAAAATTCCTGGAAGATCATAGAAGCGTCAGACACTGACTGCTTATCTCCAGGAACTGCTCTACCCATTGCATCGTAGGACATGTTATGAATCTTATCGTAACCATGTGCCATTGTAATTGTTGTAATGCCGTAATTCAAAATCATTGTAAAATAGGTGTAGACTCTGGCATATATAGGTCTACCCTTTTCATCATGCCCAACCACTCTCTGTGGATCAAACTTATCCATTGCCTGGATTAGTTTGATAATAGCACCTTGAAAAATTTCTCCGTAAGATATTCCATGCTTATGGCGCCCATACTTAAATATAACACCATCAATAATTGTATAAAGATAAGTAACAAAATCATTTTGATTTTCGGGTGTTTTGCTAGCATTCCACTTCTCCCATAAATGGCGACCAACAGCCTCAATAAAGTATATGTTGGATTTCTTACCGCGCTTCTTTTTTAATTCAAATCCTTCAAGAAGGTGCGGATAATATGCGGTAGCTCTAGTAATAAAGACTTCTGAGTATTTATTAAGGTCTGGCTCGACCAAAATCATCTCACCCATTGCCTTTTTTTCTACGTCAGCTACGTCTTGTTTATTATAGGTTATTTCCCGATACTCATATTTCTTATCACGTTTCTTCTCGACCTCTGTACGAGCATCTTCGAAAGTTAGTGATTCTAATACGGTATCTGGTTCATTGTCAGGATCTACAGCTTCAATAGGATCTACATGATCCAAGTTATCATAAGGCATTTATAGTTCTCACTTAAGTAATCTATCGAAAGATAATACAAAAGGAAAAGGCTAACTTGCAAATTAAATTATATTACCCTGGAGATATTATGACACTAGATCCATTTGATCAACGATTATATACAGAAGCTATCCAAAGTGACTATGGTACCGAGGTTCTAAACCGCCAAGACTTTCTTAAAGACCGAAGTAGAGGCCTAAGTCAATTATATGTATATATAATGGACCTTTTGAAAGAAGAAAAAGCCGAGTTAGAAAAGGCCAAGGCATCTAAAGATACACAAGACTACGCATATTATTTTGGTAGAGTGAGGCTATTAAATGATTTATACAGCTATGTCAGCCAAGAAGCTGGAAATGCTGAAGAGAGACAGTTAGGTAGCGACCAAAACTTAGCCAACTTGGGCGAAAAGTAACCAAAAGAAAGAAGTTTATGAATCCCTTTGATGAACGACTATATACAGAGGGTATATTAAGCGACGATGATGGTTTTGTACCGAATGATCCAGATGCGTTTGACAGTAAGGAAGAAGTCGACGAGCGTGTGCAAATTATAATGGATAATCTGAAGCTTATGGGTGAGTTGAGTCAAGAAGATATTAAATACCTGCAAAAATACAGACCATGGTTCTTTGAAAAACCAGCTAAAGGGGACAGTGAAGGTTATTGGTAATAACAAATAGGCCCACCGAAGTGGGCCTTTTCGTGTATACTAGTTTGTTTTAGTCTTCTAACAACTCAGGTGGAACTTCTGTTTCGCCATTGTCGTTGAGGGCTAGATTAGTGAAGCAGGACTTCATCATATTAACAAAGTGCTGTTTGTTCTCTTCAGAAGCGTTAAAGAGTTCCATGAATGTGGAATCTGTGTTGAACTTCTTCTCAGAACCATCAGGCATCGTGATAGTCTTCCATGCGCCAGCACCTGGGAAGGCCTTAGCATCATTTAGAATATCATAAACAATACCAGCATTACTATAAGCTCTCTGATCGTAATAGAATCGCATAGGGAGGACACGGTTCATTGCACCAGAGGTCTTACACTTAATAATCTTAGCTTTAACAATATGACCTTCTGGAGCCTTTGTATCGCCAAGTGTCTTGCCACGCTCAAAGAAAAGACGCGTGATTGCCATAAACTTCAGGGCATCGCCACCGGGGGTTGTATATTCAGGGCCAGTGTAGGCATTTACCATGCCACCGATCTTAACACGACTCTGATTAACGAACAGACAAGCTAGATTTGTCTCATGACAAATAGCCTTAGTTCGCTTGATGCCTTTAGAAATGACTCGGGCTGTAGTAGCGAATGAATTCGTTTCCATATCAGCCTCTAACTCTGCCTTAGCTATCAGGCCAGCAACAGAGTCCACGATCACCATCGAAGGGTCTTTAATATTGTTTTTAGCGATGTAGTTAGCCACGCGCTCAATCTGAGAAAAGACCTTTTCAGCCACATCTTCAACTGATACGATTGCTTTCCTGGGATCAACTCCAAAATGCTCCAAACGAAACCTATCTCCGATTCCTCCGCTCTCTGTGTCGATAATAACACCTAGCCCACCTTGCTTCTGAATATTAGCAAGCATATGAATGCCAAAGCTGGATTTACCAGTGCCTTCTCGTCCTGCTACCTCTGTCATCTTACCTTGTGGTAATCCACCACCTAGTAAATAATCCAGAGCATCAATATTGGTTTTGATAAAACCACTAATGTTGTCATCGTCATTCAAAGCTGTTCCTGCACCAAACTCCTTACGCAAATCTGCACGGAATCCGTCCAAATCACCAAGGGCTGATACACCAGCCATCTGTTCCTCTTCTTTAGAGAGGCCAGTTAAACTCTTTTTACTACCTAATTTTGCCATAAATATCCTGTGTTTCCTCAAAAAAAGGAGCCAAGTGCATAAGGAGGTTAATGCACTTGGCTCTGTGTGGCCTGACTGTTCAAGGAGGGGGGAAGACGGTCAGGCCACTCCCGATTAATCCTCTAGTGACTTACGGAGTTCTGCCATTTCGTCATCACCCATGTCATCAGCAACAACTGGTGCCTTGGTAGATGCCTTAGGCTTAGCAGCCATAGTAGGAGATACTACAGGCTCGTCAATCTTAGGCTGGCTGGTGAAACGGGCCATTAGTTCGGCCATCTTTTCCTTAGTTGGAGGAGTGATAAGGTTGGTTAGATCAGGAGATACCTCAATTAGCTTATCCCAAGTTTCCTTGCCCTTCTTACCAGTGAAGGCTGGCTCTGGATCCTGGAAGGCCCAAGTAGTAGCTACAATGGCACCCTTTCCAGCTGGCTTCAATAGTTCGACATTACGCCCACTATCGAAATCAACGAAATCCTTTTCCTTGCTCATAATAGAAACGATGGTTTCCATTGAGGCTTTAGAGGAAGCGCGAACAATCTTTACAGACTCTTCGGTAATATTTGCGGTATCAATCTTGTCAGCCTCATATCCGACAAGTAGATAGTTCTGTTTCACGACAAGCTGCTTGAAAGCATCCTTGTAACTCTGATCGTCAGTAGCGGTAGCGGTGTACTTCTTGTAGGAAGCAGAAGCTAGCTGGCAGAATGGGCAATCACCTTCACCAGCCTTCTGAGGGCAAGCGAAAGACTCAAAACGACCATCGGGGAAATTGATAGCGTGATGATTGTAGATTTCAAGAGGAAGTTCGAAGTTACGAGACTTCAAAGGGAGAAATCTTAGGGTATGTGTGCTACCTGCTACGGGCTTGAACCAATAAGGACCTGTCTTCGCAGTCTTTTGGTTTGATTTTTCTAGCAGTTCCTTGAAGAGATTGAAATTTGTTTGTGCCATTATGGCTCCTGGATGGGACGAACCCACAAAAAGGCTAGGGAGTTCCTAGCGAAAACCCGATACATGAAGTATCAAGGTAAGTAATAAAACCGCTTCGAATTTAATTCACCGCGATAATAGTATATCGGATCGGGCAGTCCAGGGCGAAACAAAAAATCAGGAAGTTTTGGCACGATTCTTGCTTCTTTTAATATATAAATAATATATAAATAATATATGGTAATAACTAGATCACCTAAGAATAAACAGCTAATAGGAGAGAATAATAAGTCTCTTAACAATAGAGTACTATCTGAAGTAGATTTGAATGATAGTATCTTAGTAATTGATCTCTATTACTATAGTGCTTTTATAGATAGCAAGCTAAAATATAATAGCTCTTTTGGGCAAAAATGGTCGGCCCTCGTCGCGGGGCAGAATGATCCCACTGCACTACAAGCTGTTGACTATATCTTCGATCCGATTTTGAAGATTAAACGGCTCGTAAAGGTGAAATCTGTAATACTTTTGTGTAATTCTATAGACAAAATGTCAAATACAGAGAAAGAACTCTATAAAGTATTTTCTACTGTAACAGAATTTTCCCTAGAATGTACTCCAAAAACAAAAGTGAATACCTTGTACTCTTTGGCGGTAACTTACAAAGATCGGTACTTAATACTATCTGATGACATAGATTTCTGGGCAATTTGTAGTGAAAAGTCAGATATTCATCATTGTCTTATAGCAAAGAATAACAATATTAGACTTTATTCTGGTAAGTTTGGATTAGAATATTTATCTTCTCTAATAGGGACCAACAAGCTAATAAACAAACTGAGACTCAACAAGTTAAAATATGTAAACCTTCAGTATCTTTTCTTGCTCCTTCTGTATACAAAATTCAAGTATGCTAAACCAGGCGAAGACTTAGACTTATCCGATCCTTCCTTTTTAGGTTCTAAAGGAAAAGCTTTAGAGTATTTATCTCAGTCTCACAAAGAGATTTCATACTGCTTTTTAACCAAGCAAGATATGGTTGATATATTCTTAACCAGTTCTGGGACACACTTCACGCTCAATCTCAGCAGACTCCTCAAAATTACCCAGTTTGATATAAACCTCATGTCTAGCTTTTCTAATTACTATGCCAGACACTCTGTTAAGAACATCAAAATAGAAAAGATACCTTCTGGTAAAGTATACTACAAGTTAGTGGAACGCTCTAAGTTGTATTGTTTCCAGGACGTACAAATAGTTCGTGCGAACCCTAAAAAAACATTGCCCAAAAATCTACCCGAACCCGATATAGCGAATATGGACACCAGTACGGCTGTGGACCAAATTCTAGGGAACCTCGCATGGTAAAAGATCTAATCTTTCTGGATTCAAATCCAGCACTTTTGGTGGATGGTAGTAACCTTTTAGTTCGTTTACTCTATGCCAGACAAGCTGGTAGTAACTTACTGACAGAATCCGAGTTAATCTCATCTGTATCAGATATGTTTGTACACCAGTTAGGGCTTCAGGCAAAGAACTTCAATTGCTCCAGCCTTTATATTATTTTTGACATTGGTGGATCACACCGGAAACAGGCTTTGTTCGCTGATTACAAGGGCAACAGAGAGTTAGCACCTATTGCTGGCGCACAATTGGACACAAAAGATTATTTATTCTCTGTGTATGGCAAGCTTAGAGACTCCGTGGTTGAGCTGTGCAGGGCTTTTAACCTGCCTGTGTATATGGAAACGGGCATTGAGGCTGATGACATAATCGGATTGATGGCCGAGCAGCTTAATAGTTTAGGCAAGCATTCTGTCATCCTCAGCAACGATACTGACTTTCTACAGATGGTAGCTAGCCCAAGTATTTCCTGTTATGTTCCCTATAAAAAGATGATAGTTACGAACAAGAACTTCCCAGATCATTTCGAAGATATGAAGGGTGTAAAGATTCACCCATCTGAATACTTGTTCTATAAGGCTCTCGTCGGGGATAAGGGCGACAATATACCTGGAATCAATCGTGTAGGCTACAAGACCCTTCACAAGCTAAAAGAAGCCTACTTTAGCACAGACCAGACATACCTAGATCTTTATGACAAAGACCCAATCAGTTTTATCAATACTGTATCATCTATTAATAGCACAGATAAGTTCATCAATCTTATTAAAGACAATCACGATCTTATCTTACGCAACTACAAGCTAATAGACCTTAGTTCTGTATATGCCTCTGCTTATACGCAGAATCAAGCCTTGAAATTCCTCTCTAGTAACACGCTGAATAAGCCTACCTATCAAGAGATTGTGAGCAAGTATACTGGAATCTTCAAATCCAGACCAAATTTTGAGTTTGTGGTGGAAAACTTGAGTCGCTTATCTAAGTGTTTCAACAATTAAATTATATGTCCCTCAGTATTTTGCTCTGTCAACAAGAAGCTATCTCCCGTGGAGGAAGGTTATTATCCTCTAACCGTATTTTTTCAAAAGATAGGTTAAGTTGGCAATGTAAAGAGGGCCATACTTGGAAAGCTATGTGGGGCAGCATAAAAGCTGGCACTTGGTGTCCAGTTTGTCAGCAAAATAGGAAGAAGCCAGCTATCGCAATACTACAACAGCATGCTTTGAGCCTGGGTGGTAAGTTAGTATCTACAACCTATGTAAACAATTTCAGTAAATTACTGTGGCAATGTAAGTATAATCATCAGTGGTCAGCACGTTGGAGTTCAGTTAAGGCTGGTCATTGGTGCCCAAAATGCTCTAATAATGCCACACCGGATATCAATGATTTACGAGAACACGCAAATCGGTTGGGTGGCAAGCTGTTATCTAAAAAATACATAAATAATAACAAACCACTTCGCTGGTCGTGTAAACATAAACATGTTTGGGAAGTTAAATGGAATAGTATAAAAGATGGGAATACTTGGTGTCCTGAGTGTTATCGATTTAAGACTGAGTTATATTGTAAACTTGAGTTAGAAAATAGGTTTAATATCACCTTTCTAAAGCACCGGTTTGCTTACAATAATAAGAGGTATGAGTTTGATGGTTATAATGAACAACACAAAGTAGCCTTTGAGTATCACGGTTATCAGCATTATATCTATCCAAATCACTGGCATAAGACAGAAGACATATTTAATAAAGCTAGACAACGGGATAGAGATAAAGAGCAGTACTGTATTGATAATGGTATCAAACTAATAGTTATACCGTCCTCAGAAGAAAAGAACATAAAATCTTATGTATTGGCTTTGCCAGACTTGTGAGTTTGTCGTGGAAAGTCTTGGCCGACTTACGAAATGTTTTCCAAATTAATCTGACCTGACCGATATGAAAGGTGGAGGTGATCCAATGCTGGATGAAAATGAATCCACAGGCGTAGTTGACGCAATTCTTGGCATGAGTGCCGTTAAGCGTTATCATGGCCGTAACACTATTAAAACACAGACTTTAGCAGACCACAGTGCGCGAGTAGCACAGTTGTCCTTCTTTCTAGCCCTTGAGTTCTATGAGGGTGATTATGCAAAAGCTAACTATGTATCAACATTAGGTCTATTTCACGACTTTCCAGAAAGTCTATTAGAATGTGATGTACCAACCCCTGTAAAAATGCAGAATGGTATTGGTATGAAACTAAAGTCCATTGAGACTGATGCGGTCAGGAAACTATTTCCAGATGATGTTTATCTACAGAATCTCTGTATGGAAGTAGCATCTGAAGATGATTTCAACCTAATGAAACTAGCTGATCTTTTGGATCTTGGCTTATATGTTTGGGAAGAGATGCAGCTTGGTAACAAAACCTTAGATTTTCTTTGGCAAGCGTTTATTAAATTGCTAGATAAGCAACCAGCAAATCTTCAAAATCTGAAGATTGTTATGCAGTGTCGAGCAAAGCTTTTCGGACAGACCGAGCGATAATATGGATGAGCAACTTTTTCAATGTCCTAAATGTAGGCACCACAACCACAAGCTGTATGTGAATACCGAGAAATCGGTCTTCAACTGCTTTCACTGTGGCTTTGCTGGTCCTATTTCTAGGTTAAGAGATTACCCAGAAATCTACTCTCAGGTAGAAGATAGGGAATCTATACAAACATTTAAGAAGCTTGCTCATACCAAAGCTAGGCAGTATAAGCAGAACTCAGAACTCCTGAAACAACTCAGACCTTTCCGTCAGATTGAACCAGAAGACCCACACTATTCCTATCTACTTTCCCGTGGATGGGATGACGATATTATTGATTGTTATGATATCTTGGTATCTGAGAATGACCATTATAAAGATCGTGTCTTTCTTACTATAGATGATAACGATGGTAATACCGTCTTCTATACAGGAAGAACTATTCTACCTAACACCAACCCAAAGTATCTTAACTCTGTTTCTAAGAAGGATTTTGTATTTAGAGCTAAAACCCCAGTAGATGATTTCTACTTAGATAATGCTTACATTGGCGAGGGTATTTTTGATATGTTTAAGTTACCAGGAGGTATTGCACTGCTTGGTAAGACTTTAACTAAAGATCAACACATGTCTCTTTTCGCGGCTCTTCGTCACAGAAAAAATATCTATCTTTGCTTAGACCCGGGAACAGAACGAGAAACTAAGAAATTAGCTAAAGAATTAGATAGCTGGTTCCCAAACAAAGAGGTTTATTTTATAGACTGGGGTAAGGAAATGGACATGGACTTGGGTGATTTGTCTTCGCAGATGGCCCGAACCGATCTAATGACTTACATACACGACCACTCTACTCTGTTTACTAGTAAGTTTGTTTAATTAAGTTCATGGAAATTTATTTAGATGAGCGTACTTTTGATTCTCATGTCTTAGATAATAAGAATGGTGGGATTCTTGCAGAAAATTTTACATACCTGCTGAAGAATTTGATGAACTTCATTGATCCTCAGTATAAATATGACTCTGTAAAGAAGGGTAAAATCTTAAAGGGCGGTCCTAGGCGTATGGTTCGTGGAACCCGTGAGTGGACATTGCCATATACTATTACTTCTAAAGGCACTGAGACGGGTGCCGATGTTCTTGGAACTAAAATAGATCTTGATGTTTGGGAAATAAACCACCCGTATGTTACCGATCCTGACTTAGGTGAACGATATCCAACACAAGCTGGTAAGGCTCAAAAACCTAGGGGTCCTTATACAGTAAGAATGACTTCTAGACAAGATATTATCAACAGAAAAGGCACTAGAACCTACATTGAATGTAGTTGTGATGATTTCCAAGCTACTTTCTATGAAAAACTGAATGATAAAGACTATACAAATCCGTTAAGTTTAAGAAGAAGTACCGGTAAGAAAGCCTTAGCTCCTGCTATGTGCAAGCATATCTATGCTATATTCGACAAAGAATATAGAGATATAGTTGCTAAAGCTGAAAAATGGGTTGAAGATGTAAATGCAGAACTTTTCGGTGGGCCAGGGGCTGCTCCTTCCGGTACTCCAGCCACTCCTGTAATTACTACAACACCTCCTACAAACTCTAAAGTAGCTATAACTAAACAAGATGCTCTTATTCTTATCAAAGCAGAACTACAAAAAGTACATGCTCAATATAAAAATGATATAAAAGCATATTTTGATCCAAGGTCTGGAAAAAAGTTTCCTTATCACCAGTATATGTTCTTTGTTATCCCAGTTAATGAGACTATTAGAGCTATTGCCTATAGAAATAAAGCAATTTCAGGTGGTATTCCAAAAGGGCCTTTTGCCCTTTTAGAAATTCCAAATAATCCAAAGATTTGGGCTAAGTTCTTCACTAGAGCAGCAGCTTCTACAAATAAGCACCCTGATTTTGATATCTTATGGAACATGATTAGAGAACTTGGACCCATGTCTCCAAAACTACAAAAGAAGTTAGAAAAGCAGCTGGGTCATCCAGTACAATTATTCGAAGATGTTGATTATTCTATGATAGATATGTCTCTCATAGAGACTAAAAATAGTAGCATTCTATCATCTATATCAGAACTAAGTTAAAATGGGATATTAAAAATGGCACTAGCTAAAAATTCTTTTCTTAAGGTATTACCAGTAACCATATTATCTGGTGATGCTGTTGCTGGAAGCAAAACCCTAACTTATACCAACCCCGGTATAACAGCAGGTTATGCTAGAGTAGAAGATACTTCTAGTATTATGATTTATTACAACGGTCAAGGTATTCCAAACAGTATTTCAGACGGTGCTGCTATTTCAAAATATTATTATACTGTTGTATCTACATTAGATCCAGCATTACCTATGGATATGTCTGCAAATAGTGTTCCTTCTGATACTTCAACCACAGTAATTTCTATCAAAGTAAATCCAAACTTTACTGCCCCAGGTTATAGTTGGAGCACTGGTGGAACAGCTTCATTTGCCACTAATGTTATGACTTTAGTTTCTGCCCCAAGTGGTGGTTCTATAGTATTAGGTCAAGCTATAACATCGACTACTGGTATTGATCCGGGTACAGAAATTCTTTCTCTAGCTAGTGGGACTTTAAATGTACCAGGATCTACTTATATCTTATCTACAACTCCTGGAACACTGGGGACAAGAAGCTTTACTACAGGACTTGGAGCAGTTTCACACCCAACAACAAATTTTCTTGTGTCTGACTCTTTTATTGTTACTTACTTCTATGTTATTTATACGGTAGTATAATATGGCATCTCAAGATACTATTTCCCAGGAACGGTTTCTTAATGATGTTAAGACTAGAATTCGTATGTATTTATATAGAACTCTAGAATCTACTTTTGATCCGACTATTAAGTCTATTCAGGATTTATCTTCAATAGGTCCTATAAATTGGCACTTATCTAAAAATAAACTTCGTTTGCAAACGGTTTTTACTAATCTTGCAGAGGTTGTTGGCAATTATTCCGTATCTGACGGTGACTTTAGGATGTATATGCTACTTAAAATGGTAGATATCATGTATGAAGAATTTCAGGGCGAGCTTTTTAATGCGTTTGTTTCTAGCGCATATGGTGTAGCTCCTGAAACAGTTGTTGGCAATCTCGAAACAGCGTATTCTACGCAGCCACCACAAAATACTCAGTTCCCTGGACTGAGTATAAATAACAATCCAATGGCTCCGTTACCGCAAAGATTAGTACCTAACGTTCTCTACCAGACGGACTAAGTGACGCACCATTTAAACCCGAATAAGTTTGTAAGACCCTCAGGTGAACCTGTAAATACTTCGCTATCTCTCAAAGAGTTTTCGAAGTTAGCAGAAGCACATGAGGGTATTTTTGTGCTTGATGGGACAGATTATGACCATATTTTGTACTGCGGAAGTGACAATCTCTATTTTTCATACCGATTTAATAGCAACTCTGGTAAAGCGGTTAATGAAACACTACTAATAGTAGACACTATTACAGAGATCAATTCCCAGTACGTTATTATTGACGCCCATGGGAAAGGATACTCTGTCTTTTTTAAGGATTAAGACATGGGTAACTCGTCAAAGAAACTAAGATCTAATATGTACGAAGGTGATATATTGGATTTTGATTCTATAGAAGACCTAGAAGACGTAGCACCAATCAAGTCGAATAGAGCAATAAAGAAAGCAGCTAAGAAAGCAGCCTGTGTTAGTAAGACACAACCAGAACCAGCCAAAAAATCTACTGTTAGTACTAAACCTGTTGATGCTATCTGTAATAAATGCAATAACAAGGTGGTTGGCGAACTAATCTCTGATTTGTACATGCCTCACCTAGATAAAGTTATGCCCATTATTTCCTACTCCTGCACTAACTGCGGCCATGTTGGACGCCGTAGCGTGTTTGCATTAGCGTTGCCATTAGATCAATACGAAAGAAAGTATTTCAATTAAATCTATGACAACTAATATACCTGCTACCGGCGATGTTTACAAGCTCCAGAACGGCAGGCTTTGCGTTGTGGCGAATTCTGTTACGCTAGATTCATTAGTATTATATAATATCTTACCCGTAAGCTCAGCTATCTATATGGCCAGCGAAAGGGATTTTATAGTAATAGAAGAGCCTATATTTAAAAAGCAAACCATAATGTTAGAATTGTGGAATAGCTTGGCAGTACCTATAGAGTTTTTTAACTCAAACAAACTAAAGGGTAGAGTAAGTGACAAATATGTACGATATCTATCTTCGTACCTGTACTTTTCACTCCAGAATAGAAAAAACAATAGTTTATCTGTACTCACTGGGCCACCGCTAGTTTCAAATTCTGATATTAGGTGGTTGTTCCGACAAATGGAAATTAAAGAGTTCCACGAATTAAGAAAAACATTAGTAAGTATTCAAGAGTAGCTAATATGTCTGTAACGTTTATCAAAAAATTTCATACCTGCACTAGCTGTAATAAGAAAGACTATGAGCTATTTGCTATCAAATCAACCAGCGATCTAAATTCTGGATATCCGTCCAGCTGCAAACCAGCGGACATTAAAGATAATGGAATTTATTTCGAAGAAATCATCCGGGACGGTTATGGTATTGTAATTACCCGACTAGCCAAAGAAAAGAAGTGCAGTGTTTGCGGTACCTATACGTTAGAAGCCGATAAGGTAGATAACGAAAACCCAGTATTAAATTTCTATCCTAGAACTGAAGCACATAAGTGGCTAGATGGAATGGGAAAAGCTGGCCTGTAACACTAATTAAGTTTATATAATTGGAAATTGAGGACTTTAAATGTTGAACCGCCTAAAAATGCTAAGTGGTATGTCTGGAATGCAAAAATCTTTTCCTCTTGAAGAGGCTAAGAGAAAACTACCCTCTAAGCAGGCTGACTACACTGTTGCAGAATTAGAAGAAGAAGGTATTGCTCCAACTAGCTGGACAGTTAAGCAGTTAGATACTAAATTAGAATCTCTAAAAGCCTATGGCGCTCCTGCTGCAGATATAGCTGAGTTTGAAAAATACAAGGAAACCAGAACTGTTGAAGATTCTGGCAAAAAGCCTACCACCAAGATCAAAGGTGGACAGAGTGGATATACCGCTGTCACACTAGGCGATGCTTCTGGCGCTACCATTGCATTTACTGAAAAAGAGATCCACAGACGCCTTGAAAGCATCCGTGATAATATCGCAGAACTCAATGCCACTTTAGGCAATGGCTCTGTTATCAATGCTTTAAAAGAAGTTAGAGCAAAAGAGGACGAAGGCCAGAGTGATTTTTACCTAGATTCCGCTACTATCAAGAACTCTTTCACTAAAGAAGAACTTGAAGAAAGACACGATGAGTTAGAGAAGAAACTAAACTCCGCTAAGTCTAAAGTAGATAGGCTTAGAAAAGAAGGTAAGACCAAAGAAGCTAACATTGTACAGTTAGATGTTAATGAAGATCAAGAAACCTTAGATAACATTATAGCTTTGCATAAAGCTTTAGTGTCCAAGCCTGCTGACGATGCTGCAGCTCGAGCTGCGAGCGAGAAAGATTTAGAAAAGGCTAAGCGTAGACACGAAAATGCCCAAGCTAGACAAATGGGTCTACAAGGCGGTCAAAAGCAGATTTCAACCAAGGGATTAAACCAAATTGAGTCTCTGGTCTATAAAGAACAGCCAAAACCAGGTGATGAGTATGCTCTAACCTTCAATGGCATGATTCAAACAGCTACTTCTAAGGGAATCAAGAATAAGAAATTTAACTTATTCCAGAGTTCTATCATCGCCACCGGTGGCGTAATGAAGCAAATTGCATTAGAGGTTCTACCCGGTCACAAACACATCCCTGTTTTAAAGACCCTTCTCACAAAGATGGCCCAGAGTGACCACGAAATTGAGAAGAATAGCGACCTTGTAAAGCTTTGTTGGTTGTATCTTGGTGGAGAGCAGGCTCTAGCTGCCGCTAAGAATTCTCCTGAGTTCTTAAAAGCTCTTAGAGTTCTAGAATCTCGTAACTTCAATACCGTAACAAACCCAATTGATGATATCCAAACCTTAGATCAGATTCCAGACAGAAAGAATGTTAAGGATCTATTCTCTGCTATAAAAGAAACCCTAGCTTCTGATACTAAAGCACAGGCTGAATTAACCGCTAATTCCTTAGCCATTATTGATGCCTGTAGCGAATTGGTACTTAATCCTACTACAGCTAAAGAATTTAATGCTATTGATACTCTTTTCTACTCCATCATAAACTTTGCTGGTGCTAAGGGCGATATCGCAAGATTTGAGAAGGTTCCAGGCGCAGTTAAAAACACTGGAGATATCTTAGTACCCTCTGCTAAAAAGTTAATCGCAAAGGAACAGGAATCTGCTGAGCAGTCTACTTTAGGTAGTTATGTCAATCCTTCCCGTGGACATAAGTCTGAACCTACAAGAACTCCTGGAAATAAAGCCTTTAATACTGGAGTAACTGAACCAAAGGCAAACAAAAATGCTGTAGCACCGGTAGTCAGAAACCCCTC